AAAACCGTGGAGAAGTGTCGATAAAATTCGATGCTTCTTTTATTTTTATGCTGTCGTACTCAAGTCTGGTTTAAGAGGCCGCTTATCATAAGCGGTAGGCGGATAATCTCCGTGCGTGGGTTCGTATCCCACCGGCAGCACCTGTTTATGTAGCGTCTGGCTTTTAGCTGGGCGCTTTTTTTATGCCCGGAAGCCGTAACCTAAGGGACGGGACATCCCTTGCTATTCTCAAATCCTCAGCGGTAGTCCGGGCACCAATAAATGACTTGCAATTATTGATGGAGTGAGTTAACATGCTTATAAGGTACCTGCTGCTTGCAGCGCGTGTGTGGGATGATTGGGATGAATCGAAACATCCGCGTAAGTCTAACGGGCAGTTTAGTGCTGGCGGTAGAACTTCCCAATCACCGCTCAGGCGTGCGGCTGAGGTTGTAAAGCCGAAGCGTAAGAGCAGAAAATCTAGTAAGATTACACCAGCTGAGCGTGAGCGTGTAACTCATGAAATCAGCACATGGTTCCATGGGCGGTTTGATGGTCTGCATAAAAGTTCTATTGCCGTAGGAAATTACGTTTATCTATTTACCATTAATGAGTATGGTGATTATGATATTTATTCTAAAATTTTGCTGAAATGAGGCATATTATGGAAGAACAACTTAGAGAAGCATTAAAAAAAGTTCCTCGCTATTATGAGGATTTTGAGACTGCTGTAGTTTTGCTGTTGGAGGATAACGAGGAAGCCATGCGCGAATTAATAGCGTTTATTGATTCCTCTCCTGAAGCACGAGTTGATGATGTGCTTGATATGGCTGAAGAACTGTCTGATCTTGAGGAGGCTGATGCCGATGAGTGAAAAATCCTCTGGTGGAGCACGTCGTGGCGCAGGTCGTCCGAAGCTGCCGCCTGAATTAAAATCAAAACGCAAGCATTACAACTGGTACGTCACGGAAGAAGAGCGTGCGTTCCTGATGGAGCAGCTTGCTGAATATCGAAAAAATCACTAATGTAAACCTCGACCTTAATGGCTCGGGGTTTTTCTGTTTCCGGAGGTAATTATGAAAATCATTGATATGCCTATCGGCGATGTGATCCCGTATAAAAACAATCCACGGCGCAACGATGCAGCTGTGAAGCCGGTTATGGAATCGCTGAAGGAGTTCGGCTGGAAGCAGCCTATTGTTATTGACAAGGACAATGTTATTGTCTGTGGTCATACGCGTCTGCGTGCTGCTAAACGACTTAAGATGAAGACTGTGCCGTGCGTGATGGCTGATGACCTTACGCCGGAGCAGATTAAGGCGTTCCGTCTGGCAGATAATAAAACCGCCGAGTTTGCAAGCTGGGACATGGATATGCTCAACAGCGAGCTGCTCGACATCAAAGGTATAGACATGGGCGACTTTGGCTTCGACATGCCGGAGCCTGAACCGGAAGAGGATGCTTTTGATGTGGATGCAGCGCACGAGGCTGCCAAGCAGAACACCATCACGACTCCTGGTACTCTTTATCAGCTTGGGAATCATCGCTTATTATGTGGCGATTCAACAAATCGTACTGATGTAGCACGTTTATTGGGGGGGCAAATGGTTGACATGGTCTTTACTGATCCTCCCTACAATGTCGCTTATCAAGGCGGAACGAAAGAAAAGCTCACCATTAAAAACGATTCGATGAGTGAGGCTGAATTCAAAAACTTTTTAGATGCAGTGTTTGATAATTATTTTGCAGCGATGAAGCCCGGCGCATCCTTCTACGTATGCTACGCTAGTCGCAGTGCGGTCGAGTTCCGGCAGGCTATTGTCGATGCCGGTCTGCTGCTGAAGCAGGACCTTGTCTGGTGCAAGAACACATTTACGCTGGGACGGCAGGACTACCAATGGCAGCATGAACCCATCCTTTACGGCTGGAAGCCTGGCGCAAAGCACCGCTTTTTTGGCGGTCGTAAACTGTCGACGGTTATCCCAGACAACTATCCGGTGGAGGTTGGCTACGATGCCGATGGGCATCAGCTCATCCACATCAGCATCGGGCTTAAGACTGTTTGTCTGCGTGCCGACAACGTGGAGGCTGTGGACACGGAAGAGGTCAATAGCGTAATCCATGTTGACAAACCCACGCGCAACGCCGAGCATCCCACCATGAAGCCGATTGCCCTCTGTGCTAAGTGCATCAAGAATAGCTGTCAGCAGGGCGACAGTGTGCTTGATTTGTTTGGCGGCTCTGGCTCTACGCTCATTGCCTGCGAACAAATCAACCGCCAATGCTACAGCATGGAGCTTGATCCTGTGTACTGCGATGTCATCGTTAAGCGTTGGGAGGCTCTGACCGGCAGGAAGGCCGAGGTAATCGGTGCCGAATCCTGAGAATTTACGCGTACCAAGCTCGAGCGAAGCTCGAAAAAACGGCTCTGCTGGCGGTCGCGCGTCTGGTGAAGCTCGCCGCCGCAAACGTGCCATGCGTGAGGTCCTTGACGACCTGCTGCAGATGCCGCTCAAACGTGGCGAGCTGAAGAATGTTGAGTGCCTGGGTGACCTGATGGGGCCGAACGGTAAGATTAACCTGCTGAATGGTAAAATCAATGTAACCGTGGAGCAGGCCGTGTTGCTTGGTCAGGTCGTGCTTGCTATGCAGGGCAATACCAAGGCGGCGACGTTCCTGCGTGATACTGCAGGGCAGAAAATTCTTAAGGATGCCGAAGAGCAGTCTCAATATGAGGACGATGGCTTTACCGACGCAATCAAGCGCAGTGCAAAGGATGTGTGGAAATAATGGGCATCGTTGGCAGGCTGCGCAGTATTATCAAACCTGTTATCAAGTTTTTTGAGTTTAGTAAAAAACAAATGCAAATCTTGACGTGGTGGTGTGAGGACTCTCCCTACCACGACTACAATGGCATTATAGCTGACGGCTCCATCCGTGCTGGTAAAACGGTAGCGATGGCCGTCTCTTTTGTTATTTGGGCTATGGATACCTACGATGGCCAGAACTTTGCTATGTGTGGTAAAACCGTAGGCAGCTTCCGGCGTAACGTCTGGAAATGGCTCAAGCCTGTACTGCTGGTGCGTGGCTATCAGGTGGAAGAATCACGCACGGAAAACCTTATCGTGATAGCTCGCAAGCAAGGCAACACGATGAAACTGAATTACTTCTACGTGTTCGGCGGTCGTGACGAATCCTCGCAGGACCTCATTCAAGGCATTACGTTGGCTGGTCTGTTTTGCGATGAGGTTGCGCTCATGCCGGAGTCGTTCGTCAACCAGGCATCTGGTCGCTGCTCTGTGCCGGGCGCTAAGCTGTGGTTTAACTGTAACCCGGACAGCCCGATGCACTGGTTCCTGCTGCGATGGATCGAGAAGTGCGACGAGAAGCGCTTGCTGCATATCCATTTCCTGATGGACGACAATCCGTCGCTATCAGACGAGGTGCGTGAACGCTACCGGACAATGTATTCTGGTGTGTTCTACCGCCGCTTTATTCTAGGCGAGTGGGTAATGGCGCAGGGCGCTATCTATCGTGATGCGTGGAGTGATGAGCTGCTTTTTGGTGATGACCAGCTGGAGTATTTGCTCAAAAATCTGCACATCATGAAGCGCTCTATCACGATTGACTATGGCACCGTGAACCCGATGGTGTATCTGGACGTGCTTGATGATGGGCGCGACTTGTGGTTTATCCGCGAGTATTATTGGGACAGCCGTGCTGAAGAAAAGGAGAAGGACAACAGCCAGTACGCCGACGACCTGCTTGAGTTCGTGCGTGGCGTGGAGCTGTGGCCGACAAATGTGGTCATAGATCCATCTGCAGCAAGCTTTAAAATTGAGCTGCGTAACCGTGGCTTGCGTGCAAAAGAGACTGTGGAAACAATCAACGCCGACAATGATGTCATTGAGGGCATCCGTAAGGTGAACACGCTGTTAACCCGTCGCCGCATCCATTTTTATTGTGGTTTAGTGCACACGCTGAAGGAGATGCAGTCCTATTGTTGGGACGACAAGGCTCTGCAGCAGTCCGGCAAGGAGAAACCTATTAAAGTAGCTGACCATGCGCCTGATGCGGTGCGCTACTATGTATCAACAGTCATCAGGCCAAGGAGGATAGCAAATGTCTAAAGGAAAACGCAGGCGCGCCCTGGACAAAGCTCCTGAGCCGCAGCCAATACGCAGCAGGGCGCTCGACGCGTTTAGTAACGTATTGGCTCGTTTGGGCGCTGGTACTCCGAACCTGTTAGAAGGCACGGAGTACAGTCTGCAGCGCATGTCGCGTGATTTTAATACTCTAAATGCTCTCTATCGTGAGAGCTGGATTGTCCGTCGCATCATCGACGTTATCCCGGCGGACATGTTGAAGAACTGGATAACGATTACGAGCGGTCTGGATCCCGATGTAGAGAAGCGACTCAGTCTTACTTTGCGTCGTACTCAGCTCATTGACAAGATTAAGCGTGGCATGCAGTGGGGCAGGCTCTACGGTGGTGCTTTGGGTGTGATGCTGGTCAAGCACCAAGGCTACGACCTTAGTCAGCCGCTGCAGCTTGACTGGATAATGCCTGGGGACTTCGCAGGGCTGCTCATTTTCGACCGGTGGAACGGAGTTAACCCATCCAGCGAACTCATCGAAGATATTAGTGATCCTGATTATGGTTTCCCAAAGTATTACACTGTGACTGATCCTGCCGGTGGTGGCTCTGTAAAGATTCATCATAGCAGGGTAATTCGCTTCACTGGCAATACGCTTCCGTTCTGGGAGGAAATCGCAGAGATGCAGTGGGGAGCTTCTGTGGTCGAGTCTGTTTTTGATGAGCTGCGTAAGCGTGATAACGTGAGCTGGAACATTGCGCAGCTGACCTTCATGGCGAACATCCGCGTGCTAAAGATGCAGGACTTAGGTCAGCTTCTGGCGGCAACGGACAACGAGTCGCAGGCGGAGCTGCTACGAACGCTGGAAGCGCAGAACATGCTGCTAAACAATATGGGGATGCAGGTCATGGATGCTGCAGATGGTCTGGAAACACACCAGTATACTTTCGGCGGCCTTGCTGATTGCTATCAGCAGTTTATTATGGACATCAGCGGCGCTGCTGAAATCCCGGTGACGCGTCTGTTCGGGCGCTCGCCCTCCGGTCTTAATGCTACAGGCGAGAGTGACCTGCAGAACTACTACGACATGATAGCCGAGAAGCAAGAGTCTTATCTGCGGCCTATCCTGAACAAAGTGCTCCCGCCGTTCATTATCTCGACGCTAGGCAGCCTGCCGGACGACTTTGACTTTGAATTTGACCCGGTTGCAGAGCCTACGGATAAAGAGCGCGCCGACCTTGCCAAGTGTGGCACAGACAATGTTGTAGCTGCCTACAATGCCGGCCTTATCTCTCAGCGCACTGCGTTGAAGGAGTTGAAGCAGCAGAGCGAGCGCACCGGTGTCTGGACGAATATCACCGATGAGGACATCGAGCGTGCGTCCGACTCCGTGGAGCCGCCTGGTGAGATGGGCGGAATGTTTGGCGGCATGGGTGGCGAGGCTGCTGGTGCTGTTGGTGTTGAACCTCAGCAAAATAAACCGCCTGAATCTGAATAAATGACTTGCAATAATTATGCATAATAGTTAATATGTACACACTAAAAATTACGGAGGTTAGTGTCATGGATAAAACAAAGCTTAATCTGGAACGCCTGCGTGCTTACGATGCTGAATGGGAAGAAGACAAGCACCCGCGTGGTGAAAACGGACAGTTTACTTCTGGCAGTGGCAGTACTGGTGGTAGTGCTAATGGTTCGAGTGAATCGTCAGCTAAGAGTCATAATTTGCTTGCTGAGCCTAAATCTCCGCTTCGTCATGCTGCTGAGACGATTCAGGGCGGCGGTGGTAAGAAGGATACTAATTATACTGCCAATGGTCAGCAGACGAAAGCAGATAAAACCATTCGAGAAAATCCTAATTATGTAGGCAACGATGAGGTTTACAAGCTCTTAGGCGGAAAGAATAATGTTGATTATTTTAAATTTATTACGCCAATTTCAGCACGTGGAAATATGAACTCGGCAGATGATGTTACGGTAGAATATGGTGAGGTCTATTACGACGACAAAGGTGAGAGACGTGTGAGCACGAGCACTACTACATTTTATGCTGACAAGATTTTTAAATCATTATGAAAAAATTTAAAATGCCGCGAGTCATTGAGCGCTCTTATGCCAGCGCCATTGACCGCCTGATGCAAGGACTGAAGCGAGAGTTATCTCACGTTGCCAGTCCTTTTTTTATTGCTGACGTTCTGCGTCGGCTGGCACGCTCGCCGACTTTTATTCGGGCCTGCGACCAAGTCGCACGCTCGATGGCCACGCATCTGTTCCGCGATGGGCATAAGACGTGGCGGTCTGCAGCGGCTGAGGGCAGTAAGGGGCGAATCATTCGCGCTGCTCTACAGCGCGAGCTTGCCTCACCACGCGTCGCAAATGTGTACGAGGGTATAATCAGTCGCAACGCTGAATTAATCCGCTCTATGCCGCTCACGCTGGCTGACAGGGTGGCTCATAAGGTTGCTAAAGGTTATGAGCAAGGCTTGCGTCCGGAAGCGATGATAGATGACATCCTCAAAGAGTACCCACACATGACCGAAGCTCATGCAAGGCTCATCGCACGCACGGAAACCTCTAAAGCCAGTACGGCTCTGACGCAGGTGCGTGCTGCTGAGGCAGGGCTTGAGTGGTACGTCTGGCGGACGAGCGAGGACTCTCGTGTGCGTTCTGCCCACTCTCACATGGATGGTGTGATTATCCCTTGGGGCGAAGCTCCAGCACCGGAGTTACTCAACCATGAGAAGTCGCAGGGGAAGTACCATGCGGGCAACATTTACAATTGCCGCTGTTATCCTGAACCGCTTATCAGGTTTGACCAGGTGGCGTGGCCTGCAAAGGTGTACCGCAACGGTAAAATCGAGCGCATGGGCATAAAACAATTTAAGAAATTATTACCTGGAGGTGAGCTATGAGCAAGGCATATTTTGGCTCACGAATCTCCGACCACATCCTCAAAACGCCGGAGGGATTCTTGATCTGTAAGGATGTTCCGATTGCTCGTACCGGTACGCAGCAGTATAGAGGCTGCGAGTTTGGCGGTCCGGTCGCTGATGGCATTTATAATGTCCAGCGCCCTGAAGCCGAAGTCTTTGACCGTGCTGCCGTGGCAAGTTTTGAGGGGAAGCCTGTATGCGATGAGCATCCGGAGGAAGATGTAACCCCTGATAATTATGGGCGGTACATGAAAGGCGTGTGCCGTGATGTGCGTCGGGGCGATGGCGACTTGAGTAATTGCCTGGTTGCTGATTTAGTTATTTATGACGCTGACCTTATCAATAAGATTGAGGCCGGCAAACGCGAGATATCTTGCGGTTATGACTGCTTGTGGAATCCGACGAGTGACTCCAGTTATGACCAGCTGGAAATCCGCGGTAACCATGTAGCAGTTGTTGATAGAGGCAGGGCGGGGCACAAGGTTGCTATCCGTGACACTGCCGACGATGAAAAAGGAGGTAAAAAAATGTCTAAATCTTTGATTGGACGTATCCTGCGAGCGTTGGCTCGCGACGAATCTACTACACCGGAGGACATGGAGGCTGCTGCAAAGCTTGCAGGTAGCTCTGACGCTGAACCGCGTCCTCAGCCTGCACCAGCTCCTGCTCCCGCAGCTCCTGCAACACCTGCACCTGCTGCTGTGCCGCAGCCTGAAAATAAACCTGCAGCAATGGATGAGGCTACTGAGGCGCGTTTCAAGAAAATTGAGGACGCGCTGGAAGCTATCAGCTCTAAGCTGAATCCTGCGCAGCCTGCTACTGAACCTAAAAAGGATGCTCTGGACGCGCTGGAGGAAGAGCTCCAAAACAAAGCGTCTGCTGCTGAAACAGCTCCTGCCGGTGATGAGGACGATGTAATCGAGCCGCCTGAAGATATCAATGCTCAGGATGCAGCGCCGGAAGAAGATGTTGAGGGCGAGTGTGTTCCCAACGCTAAAGAAGCACGTGACGCAGCTATGGCTTTAATCAAAAATCTGAAGCCTGCTGTTGCAGCTATCCCCAATGAGGCTCAGCGCAAACGTGCGGCCGACTCTCTGGCTATCCTCATCAAAGGTTCCATGCAGCAGGATGCTCAATATGGCGAGCTGATGCAGATGCGTCGCCGTTCCGTCGCGCAAGACAGCAAGCCTGATGATTACGCTCTGGGACGTGAGATTGCAAAAAAATATAATCCGCATTATAAAAATCGTTAAGGAGGCAAAACGATATGAGTGGTAAAGCAATTGGTATCTCTATGAATTTTGGCTATCCCGGTAACTACGCCCGCACTCCGGACGATATCGTGGCTAGCCGTCTGTTAAACGAGGAAAGCGAAGCTATCCCATTTGGTGCTGCCGTCTGCATTAAAGATGACAACACTTATGAAGCTGTAGGCGCTGCAACTACCGCTGCTAATGTCGCTGGCATTGCGCTGCGTGTTGTTAAGCAGGCAGTTTCTTATGCAGAGCAAAATAAAACCGAGTATCAGCCCGGTCAGTATATGTCTGTCCTGGAACGCGGCGCTGCTACTGTTGTATGTAATGTTGGCACTCCGAAAGCTAACGGTAAAGTTTACGTGCGCGTTAAAGCTAATACTTCTATCGCTAACGGCGTTGTTGGCGGCTTTGAAGCTGCAGCTGACAGCACTAACACCATTGAAATTCCGAATATGCGCTGGACTAGCGGCGCAATGGATGCGAATCGTGTCTGCGAAGTTACTCTGCTGACTCGTGCTTCTGCGTAATATAAGGAGGTATAAATAATATGGCAACTGGAAAATTTGGCTTTTATAGCCCGGACGCTGGTATGCGTAATCTGGGTAATTTGGCCATGCAGAATGGTGGTCGTAAAAGATTCCGCGGCTCTGCATGGGATGCTGCTGCCAGCTCTGGCATGGCGTACATTACAGGCGAACTTGAAAAGGTTGATCCTAAGCTGCGCGAACCGCTGACCAGTGTAACCTGGCCGCGTGATATTGTCGCCAAGACTGGCGGCGGCTGGGTAGATTTTACTTCTACTTTTGATGTTGACTATGCTACTTCCGGTGCAAACGCTAACAGTATCACTGCTCCCGGTGCTACTACTATCCCTGTAATGCAGGTCAACACCAGCAAGAACATGTTCAAGGTATCCACCTGGATGCACGCTATGCAGGTGCCGTTTATTGACCAGGCGAAGATGAAGCAGATCGGCCGTAATCTGGAAGATTTGCTGGATAAGGGCGTTAAACTCAACTACAACAAAACTCTTGACCTCAATGTCTACAACGGCTTCAAGGAGGCAGGTACTACTGGCTTGCTGAATGACCCGAATGTTGTTACCTATACTGTGGGTAATGGGGCAAATGGCACTCCCGCATGGAACACTAAAACCGCGGATGAGATCCTGCATGACATTAACAATGCGCTGGTGGATGCGTGGGCTGCATCCGAGTACGACATGAAAGGCATGCCGAATCATATTCTGATTCCGCCGAAGCAGTATGCGTACATCACCATGCAGAAGGTATCCGAGGCCGGCAATGTGTCTATTATGGAGTATCTGATGCAGAACAATATTGCTAAAGAGCAGGGCGGCTCTATCACCATTGAGCCTTGCCGTTGGTGCATCAAGGCTGGCACTGGTCAAAAAGACCTTATGATGGTTTACGTCAACGACGAGGACATGGTTAACTTCGACTTGACTGTGCCTATCACCCGCGCGTATACTCAACCGTCTGTTGAGCGTGCCGCCATCCTGACTTTGTTTGCAGCGCAAATCGGCCAGGTTAAATTCATGTATTACCAACCTGTCGCATACCACATCGGTATCTGATTAGGCAATATTCTAGCCAGGCGTTTAGCGTCTGGCTTTTTTATTTGAGGAGGACAATCAATGGTTATTTTAACTAAAAAACGCTTTGGCTTTGTGAAGCAGGACGGTACTGAACGCATTGATGCGGAACGCTTTTTGACTAAGGGTGGAATGGAAATTGAGGATGCTCCCGATTGGATTGCAACTGATCCGCTGTATGCGCTGGCTATTGAGTCTGGCGACCTCGTGCCGGTCAATGGTAAAACTCCGAAGGCTGAGGCAGAAGCTGTTGCCAAAGCCAAGCAAAGCAAAGCGGAGGATAAAAGCGAATAAGGAGGTGCATTATGTACCATCCGTTGATTGCGCAGGCGAGCAATATCAAAACGCAGGAGAATCCTTCCTACACCAAGGAGGACTTCCTGGCATTCTATCCACAGTTTGCTGAGCCGCTGCCGGAAATAGTGCTGGACAGCTTTGTAGAGCTTGGTCAGGCGTGTGTAAGCGAGCAGCGCTATGGCAAGATGTGGAGGATGGCCATCGGACTATTCATCGCCCATATGTGCACCCTTTACATGCAGTCTGCTGCAGACCCGGGGGCACCTGCTGCTGATATCCTTGCCGCAGCTCAGGCCGCTGGTGTTGTTACGAGTGAGTCTGCTGATGGTGTGTCCTATTCTATGGATACGTCAGCGCTGTCGCAGGACCTTGCAGGTTGGGCGGCGTTCCGGTTGACCGCGTTTGGCGTGCAGTTTGCCACTCTGGCACGTTTTGCGGGCAAGGGAGGGATGTATGTATGGTAAGCATAAATACATCGCACAGAACGGTCAGCGGCGGGCTACAGGGCCTTATGGACAGAGTGCAAGCTCTGAACCGTGTTAATAAGCTATATGTGGGTATCCCGCAGGAGAAAACTTCTCGTGGCGATGAGCCTATCAATAATGCGAGCCTGCTGTACATCCATACTCATGGTATCCGGCGTAAGTCTATGCGTGAGGAAATGCAGGGCTATATGGATCAGGGTATGAAGTACAGCCTGGCTTATCAACTGTATGTTCAGACACACGGTTCGCCGCTTTGGCACGCTCCACCGCGTCCGGTTATTGAACCGGCCATCGCCAAGCACCACCGTGAGATTGCAGAAGAATACGCTAAGGCTGTAAAGGCTGCTATGACTGGCGATGGGGCGAGGGCTGATGCTTTTATTAAACGCACAGGCCTGTTGGCGCAGAACATCTGCCGTAAATGGTTTACGGATGCCGAGAATGGCTGGCCGCCTAACTCCCCGAAAACCATAGATAAAAAGACCAAAGGCAAGGGCGGCAAAACTAATCCGCTGATTGATACCGGTGCCTTGCGTAAGGCTATTGTTTATGTGGTAAGGAGTGATTGACGTGGTTAATGTTGGCAGAGTGGTGCGCAGCAAGCGTTTAGGCTGCCAGCGCATTACTGTCAAACGCTACGCTGCGAGCTGGCACGATGGAGCTTATGGTCGGGATGCAGACAATCCTATTGTGCTGCAGGTGGCAGCGATTGTCACCGTTGCCCAGCCTAAAGATTTGCAGTTATTGCCTGAAGGTGACCGCGTCACCGGGGCAATGAAATTTTTGACGAACGTGGAGCTGCACGCGACCAATGGCGAAGCTATCAGCGATGAGCTTGAATGGCGCGGAGCACGCTACAAAATCCTCACTGTTACGCCTGATATTGATTATGGATTTTACCGCTCTATCGGGACGCGATTGGACGGTGATGGAGTTGGTTAAAAATATTGCTGAATTTGAATCTTTAATGTGGGCAGAGCTGATGGACATCCTCGGGTATGACGCTAAACAAATACCACCGCCTGTACGCCGCTCGTGGCCTGCTGATGGTGCTCCGGACTGGATGATTACGGACAACGTGGTCTTTATGCAGTGCACCGAGGCGGCAGAGGACATCATGCAGCCGATTGATGAGCGTTGGCAGTCTGAAGGACGTGATTTTTTGCGTGAGAGTGCAAGCACACGTACCATCCAGCTACGCCTGAATGCTTACGGTCCTGCCTGCTATGAATCGCTGCTTAAGCTACGCCTTGAGTTGCTGCTTGGCCGACCGAAGCTCAAAAAACAAAAAATTTATATTATTCCCGGCAAGGATTCCATCCAATATGCGCCTGAACTGTTCCAAGGGCGATGGTGGAAGCGTGCCGATTTGACTTTATATTTTAATGTGCTGATCAGCGTTGAATCTATCGTGAAAGCGATTGAAGAAGTCAACGTTACGATTAAAGCAAACGAGCCTGGTACGAGTGATGTTATTCTTGAACCGGGTGAAATTATTATTAAGAAAGGGTGATTTAGTTGGCTTATAAATTGGACTTATCTCCGATTGTCGACGTGGTTATCAACCTGTCTGCTAAGGCTGCTGCTCGCAAGGGCTTTAACCTTGGCCTGATTATTGGCAAGTCTGAGGTTATTCCGGCAAATGAAAGGGTGCGTATTTATACAAGCGCTGCTCAAATGCTGACTGACGGGTTTGTGGAAACGTCACCGGAATACAAGGCTGCTCAGCTTTATTTTGCTGCTACGACCAGCCCACGTAAGCTGGCAGTGGGTGTAAAGCTGGTAGGGGACGAGAATTTAACTGCTACGCTGGAGGCGTGCCGTGCTGCTAACTCTCAGTGGTGGCCGTTTAGCTATCTGGGGGCTGAGGACGTTGACATTAAAGACTGCGCAGCTTGGTGTGAGAGCGCTGTACCTGACAGCGTCTACATGTATACGACTGCTGATAAAAGCGTTCTTGACGCATCTGGTGATGCAAAGAGCATTTTTAAGGCTTTGCAGGATAAAAACTACCGTCGCAGCTTTGGTCAGTATTGTGGTGACACGGATACTCCCGATGCTGTTGCAGCTACTATGGGCTACGCGATGGGCGCTAACCGTGGTCTTGCCGGTGATGCGTTTACGCTGGCGTATAAAACTCTGCCCGGCGTAAATACAGATGACCTGTCTGAATCTCAGGTAACCCATGTGTGTGGTAGCTCTGAATCTACAGGCCATAACGGTAATGTATATATTACTCGTGGCGAGGAATACGATGTTTTGCAGCAGGGCTATATGGCTGATGGTACAAGCTTTGATGAGGTGCTTTACCTTGATATGCTCAAAAATGACATTACGCTTAATGTCATGGACCTGCTGTATCAGCGCCGCAAATTGCCGCAGACTGAAGCTGGCGTTACCAGCATTATTAATGTTATCAATGATGCTTGTCGTAAGTATGTAAAGTTAGGCTTTATCGCTCCGGGCAAGTGGAACGGTGCCGAGTGCCTGAATCTGCAGACAGGTGATTACCTGCCTGATGGCTATCTGGTGCAGAGCGAGCCTCTTGACGAGCAGTCTCAGGCTGACCGTGATAAACGCAAGGCTCCACCGATTTATGTATGTTGCAAGCTGGCTGGTGCAATCGAATTTGTTACCATCCAGGTTAATGTTAACCGCTGAGGAGGCTATCTGAATGGAATTAACTACTTACAGTTTTGCTGATCTGGCTGGCTCTATTAATCATCCGACGTTTGGCTCGTATCTTTTTGATGGTACTGGTGTAGGCTCTGTGACAGTATCCAAGGCCACCGACCGCACTGCTCATGATATTGCTGCAGATGGCTCAGTAATGGTATCTAAGATTGCGGGCAATAATGGCACCGTAACCATTGAATGTCAACAGACCTCTGCTATCCATAAATGGCTGAGCGCCTGGTTTAATGCGTTGTGGCAGCTGCCTACGAGTGAATGGGCAAGCACCAGCATGACGCTGCGTAATACCGCTACAGGTACCCGCCATATTATTTCCGGTATCTCTCCCCAAAAAGAGCCGGATACTCCGTACCAGAGCCAAGGCCAGCGAGTGTCTTGGACGCTGATGTGTGCTGAGATTACTAATCTGCCGATTTGACGATGGAGGTCTGAATTATGCTTAAACAAAAAACACAAGTTGTGGAGGTGGCTGGCAAATCCTACCAGCTCACTAAGATGGACGCTCGCACAGGCAGCTATGTCGCTTTTAAGGTTGCGGGCGTGCTGGCTCCCTCGGGCGGCAAAACAGCCGAGATGGCTGCTGCTCTCATGGGTATGCCACGCAAGGATTTTGACGAGCTGCAATCTTTGCTGCTGCGTACTGTTAACCGCTTAGTTGATAACGGCAACGGTCAGCAGCTCCCTGAACCTGTCTTGACAGCTAAGGGTGATTTTGTTGACGAGGCTCTGGCGTATGATGCTGCCAGCGTTATCCAGCTGACTGTCCATGCGCTTATCTTCAACGTCGGAGGTTTTTTCGCCGCAGCCGGGTTGAATCTCCCGGCAGAATTGATGGGCAAACCTACGAGCCGATGAGTTATCCGACGCTTGATGCTTTCGCTTTTGCTCCTGTTGCTGCAGGGCTTTGGCGGCAGCACGAGCTGAGTGATGGCACGTATGATTTTGATGATTTGCTGGACGCTCACGAACTGTTGGCGGTCAAGGCAGAAAATACACGGCGTATGCAGGACGCCATGAGAAAGGAGTAGGCTGATGAGCAATATATTAGAAGAATATCTTGTCCGCATCGGTGCAGAAGTCGACAAGGATGCCTTTGCCGGAGCTGCGAAAGCTATCAATAATCTATCCGGTATGCTCGGGAAATTAGGCTCTATCCTTAAATATGGCGCTATCTTTGCAGGGCTGGCAAAGGTTACGGAAGCTGTCATTGATAACATTAAGGCTGTGGCCAGCGCAGATTTGGAATATCAAAAGCTGGCGCAGTCCATGTGGGTGACAAAAGACACAGCTAAAACCTTGAGTGTGGTCCTGAAAACCATGGGCGCGTCGCAGGAAGATGTGGCGTGGGTGCCGGAGCTGCGTGAGCAGTTTTTCCGCCTGCGTCAGGAGATGGCAGAGCTGTCTACTCCTGCAGATGCTGACGGACAGTTAGCCTGGATCCGTGAGATTGGTTATGACGTGCAAAGTCTGCAGCTCAAATTAAAAATGTTCAAGGAGTGGGTGGTCTACTACCTTATCAAAGAGCTGCAGCCCTACATCAAAGAATTTCAGGAATTTATCCGCTGGCTCAATGACAAATTTGGCAAGAATTTGCCTGCACTGGCGCGTAAGGTGGCCAGCGTGTTGGCGAGTGTTGTGCGTGTAGCAATGTCACTGGTTAAGGCTCTAAAATGGCTATTCGAGGGCATTTATAATTTTATTGATGCGTTGCCAAGTAAAACAAAGGCTTTAGTAGCTGTGTTTGCTGTTGTTGGTGCTGCCATCATGGCAGGTCCGTTTGGCCTGATGATGATGGCCATCGGCACTGCACTCATCATGCTGGAGGACTTTTTTGGCTATCTTGAAGGGCGCGAGAGCAGCAATACTTTGAAGCCGCTCTGGAAATGGCTCACGGATGAGAATAATCCGCTGCGTCGTCTTATTGAAAAGCTTAAGGAAGGCATTGCTTTTATCCTTGAGAAGCTTACGGAGCTGTTTGAAAAAGTTTTTACGGAAGAACGGCAGGAAAAGCTCAAAAAGACTGTCGCTACCATTGCTAAGGGCGTTGCCGAAATGGCAGAAGGCCTGGCTACGATTGTTGAGAAGATTTTCGGCAAGAAGTATCCTGTTGTGAAGAAATTTTGGGATTACTTCTTGATTGCCGTTGGTAAAGTTGTAGATAAGGTACTCACGCTGGAAATTAGGCTGGCACGTCTATGGATAGCTTTGGGTAAAGCTATGCAGGGCGATTACGCTGGTGCTAAAAAAGCATTACAGCTAGGTTCTGCTGATGAAGGAGCAGACAGTGAGCGTGCCCAATACATCCGTGACAAGCTGATGTCATTAGGTTGGTCTAAGGCTGCCGCGTCCGGTATTGTAGGCAACTTGGTACAAGAATCCGGTTTGCGTACAGATGCTGTCGGTGATGATGGTACGTCTGGTGGCATAGCTCAATGGCATAATGAACGCTGGGAAGCTCTCAAACGCTTTGCTGCTGCTCGTGGTAAAGATTGGACCGACCTTGACACTCAAATTGCATATCTTGACCATGAACTGCGCACGAACGAAAGTGGAGCTGGTGATAAACTGCGTAATGTGCAGGACGCTGCCGAAGGTGCAAGTGTATTTATGCGTGAGTTTGAGCGTCCGGATATTTTTTCGGCGAACGAGGATGACCGTGCTGCCAACGCTATGGTTATCTATAACAAAGATAAAGAATCTGCCGAGAATGCTACTCATGGTGGCGGCGGGTATAACAGCCTTGTTGCTCCTACGAGCTATGCTGCAGGTTATGCTGCTGGTGGCTCTGCAGGTCTTATGCCAATGGCGAACAGTATGGCAAATTATAACGGTGGAGTTATAAATGTTGGCGGCATCGTGGTTAATTGTGGGAACGTAAGTGATCCGCAGGGCGTGGCTAAGGCTGTGGAAGGAACAATGGAAGATTTTGCCCAGCGTCTGGCAGCGCATAACGGAGGGACGGTGTTTGTATGAGCTTAATGGGTACAATGAACACTTTAAATGGTATCTGGGGCGCTAATAATCTGGTTGCTAAGCTCACGGGCAATAAATCATTTAAGACTAATGATGGTTATAGTCCATCTGTTTGGGGCAGTGGACTAGGAGCACAACAGGTGCTTATGGTTAAAACGAACATTGGCGGCTATTTTTTTGATGCTGTTTTTAGCGTTGATACTGAACATAGCCTGACGGTTACCCAGCATCCTGTGCAGACTGGCGCAAATATCAGCGACCATGCTTTTGTAAATCCTATCCGTATGACGATGCAGATTGGCGTATCTGATGCCATGGCTTATCGTACTGGTGCTGATTATGGTGGTGATGGCGGCACAAAATCTGTACAGGCCTATCGCTTACTCTGCAAGCTGCAGGAACTGCGTATACCCATGCAGGTTGTTACGCGTCTGAACACGTACCAGAATATGCTTATTGAGAGCATTGATGTGAGCGATGATGTGTCGACGCTATGCGCGCTCAAAGCTACTGTGAATCTTGTGCAGGTGCTGGTGGTTAATGTTGGAACCGAAAAGGTTTCCGCGCGTCAGTGGACTACAGGTGCACAGAATAAGGCGCAGGAAGTGCAGCCTAAAGGCGATAACAGTACAGCTTTACGTAAGTTTGAAAAGGGCACTGGCATGGAGGTGAAGTGGGGATGAGCTATTATGAAATACCCTTGACTACCACGCCTTTTGACCAGAAGACTTTTAAGCTGACACTGGATGGCGAGCGTAACATCAACATCCTGCTGAAGCTGCGCTATTATGATTTGTACGAGCTGTGGGTGGCTGATGTCTGCGACAATAGCACAGGCGAAGAGTTGATTACCGGCATGCCACTGGTGCCTGGCATTGATTTGTTAGGTCAGTACGCTTACCTGAATATTGGCAGCGCTCAAATCGTGGCTGTTGGTCCTACTACGCAGGAGCAACCGGATAATGAGACATTAGGCTCAGCCTGGGTACTTTTATGGGGTGATGGCTCATGAGCAGTTATCTGTGGATGCGCAAGTGGAAAATCCTTGTTGTGGATGCTCAGGACAAGGAGGCTTTGAATGTTTCTGACCTGCATGTGAAGTTTACGGTCAAAAAATCTCGGGAAATAAACAATTACTCAACTGTGGAGATTTACAATCTTACTGCTGCAACAGAGCAGAAAATCCTTAAGGAAGGCGACCGTATCATCATTGAAGCCGGTTATGAAGGCTATCTGACTACATCTGCAGATGGCTCCGTCCAGGAAGCAAAGGATGCTGAAGGCCATACTCAGGAGAAGCAGTACGGTGTTATCTTTGACGGAAAAATTATTTATCCGTCCCGCCGTAAGGAGAACAACACTGACTATGTGCTGTCGCTTCTGTGCGTGGACGGAGCTAATGTGCTTGCAAAAAATTTTATTGCTAAAACCTTAAACAAGGGCGTTAATCAACGTCAGATTTTGGATGCGGTCTGCGAAAAGTCAAAAACCAAAATACCTACGAATAGTATTACTCAGGGCCTGTCCGGGCAAAAGCTGCCGCGTGGTAAGGTCATTTTTGGCGAGCCTAAAGATTATATATCCGATATCGCCCGCGGTAACGGTGCGAGCTACTGGGTGAATGACGGCAAGTTGAACATGATTAAGCTTGCTGACGCTGCCAAGGATGAAGCTATCGTGCAAACGCCTACTACCGGTCTTATCGGTATGCCGACGCAGACGCAGTATGGCGCAAATTTTAAGCTGCTGCTGAATCCTGCTGTACAGATGTGGTCCTTGGTGCAGCTTAAAAATAGCGAGATTGCGGAAGCGCAGGTTACGCCAGGGCAGGCACAGATGCCGCTTGATGAAGAGTGGATCTATCAGGTAATCGAGCTGACGCATACTGGTGATACGATGGGTAATGATTGGTATACGTCCTGTACGGCTGTTTCTCGTTATGGTAAGGGCGTTCTGCCTGCCCTCATGGCCAACAATTCGCAAAATCCAAACGGAGTGTGATTTTATGATTGATTTGAATTTGCGCACGCCGAACGTCGAACGGCAGGGAGAATTGGATGCTCGTGCCGCTGCAATCAAGACGCGCGTGTGCATGCCTGGTATTATCCAAAGCTTTGACGCGGCCGCTCAGACTGTTACTGTGCAACCAGCGCTGCGAGAAAAAATGCTTGCAGACGGTGATGAATCATGGATAGATATCCCCTTGCTGGTCGACGTGCCTATTGTCGTGCCACGCGCCGGAGGTTATGCGCTGACGCTGCCGATACAGGCAGGTGATGAGTGCCTTGTGGTGTTTGGCGATATGTGCATGGATGGCTGGTGGCAGAGCGGCGGCGTGCAGAACCAAGTAGAGTGTCGCAGGCATGACCTGTCTGATGGCTTTGCTATTATCGGTGTGTGGTCGCAGCCTAGAGTAATCCCCGGCTACAGCACAGGCTCTGCTCAGCTGCGCAATGATGCAGGCAGTGCTTACGTAGAGCTTGCCGGAGACACGATTAATATCGTAGGCGGTACGGTAAACATTAAAGCAGGGCGGGTGAACATCAATGAGTAGTGCAACGCGTTTAGGCGATTTGGATACCGGTCACGATGCCTGCGCCCCGACAGCACTCGTATCTGCCAGCCCTAACGTATATATTAACGGCCGCGCTGCAGGACGCGTGGGCGACAGTTATGCGCCGCATGGGTGTGTAGCGCATCCGACGCATAGCGGTACGATTGCCAGCGGCTCAGCATCTGTGTTTATCAACGGCAAGGCTGCAGGGCGCATTGGTGATCCCGTGAGCTGTGGCGGCACTGTGGCCGAAGGCAGCAGTAATGTGTTTATTGGAGGCTGATATGCAGGTTAGACGATTAGACGACAATTGGGACTACTGCTTTGGTCGTGGCTCTCAAAATTACATCAGCGGCGTCGAAGCTGTCGGGCAGGCGATAAAGCAGCGCCTGCTTTTGCTATACGCTGAGTGGTGGGAAGACCTAAAAGATGGCTTGCCGTTGTGGGAGCAAATCTTAGGCACGTCCGGCAGTGATGAGAATAGGCAGGCTGTAGATATTATTATCCGTGACCGTATAAGCGGCACGGAAGGTGTGCAGTCTGTCACGTCTTTTGAATCATCTTACGAACGCAGACATTATAAATTCACGGCAACCGTAGAGACTATCTATGGCTCGTTGACTATTAGTAGTGAGGAGGTGCAGATGTGACGTATTTTAAGCCTTATGTTGATAGTACGGGACTGCATATCCCTACCTACAACGATATTTTAGAGGATATGATTGCTGCAATGAAGCAAATCTACGGCGATGATATCTATCTGGACAACAGCTCGCCTGATTATCAGCTGCTGTCCATTTTTGCTCTCAAGCAAAGCGATACGCTGCAGGCTCTCGCGTATGCGTATAATGCACGGTCACCTGAAACGGCTATTGGCACGTCACTGGACAGCGTGGTAAAGCTGAACGGCATTAAGCGCAAGGCTGCAGGGCACAGCACCTGCCAAGTAAAGATTACCGGCAGCCCGTTTACGCAGATAACCAATGGTGCAGTAAAAGACCGCGCGGGGCTGACATGGGATTTACCGGCAAACGTAGTAATCGACTCCAATGGCACGGCTTACACTGTAGCTACATGCCGCACTGCAGGCGCTGTGAGCGCGCTGGCGGGCGATATAGCGCAGATTGAGACGCCGACCTATGGATGGATAGCTGTTATCAACGAAGTGAGCGCTGTGCTGGGCAACACGCAGGAAACCGACGCGCAGCTCCGCCAAAGGCAGGCAATCAGTACGGCCAATCCGTCGCAGACCATGCTAGCTGGCACCAAGGGCGCTATTGCAGCGCTTCCGGATGTGTCTCGCTATGCTGTTTACGAGAACGACACCAACGTCGGGACTGTAACCGAGGATAATCCACACGGTTTGCCAGCACACTCTGTAACCTGCGTTGTTGAGGGTGGTACAAATGAGGACGTGGCTGAGGCGATATACCTGCATAAAGGCATCGGCTGTTATACAAACGGTGATGTGGAGGTGCAGTATACTGACCAGAACGATTATATCAATACCATCAGATTTTACCGGCCGGAGTATAAAACTATCTACGTCAAATGCACGCTGAAGAAGTATGTCGGCTATATGTCCAGCATCCAAGCTAACGTCAAGAGTGCGATATATGACTATTTGGCCGCGCTGACGATTGGTAGTGATGTGTCCGCTTCGGTGCTAGCAAACATTATTACTGACTGCAATCCGTCTTTGACTAAGCCCATATTTGGTATAAAAGAGCTGAAATTGGGGCTTGCCGCAGACGCGATGGGTGTTGCTGACGTTGCAATTGGGTATAAGGAAATTCCGGAGCCGGTATACGATGCCATTGAGGTACAGGTCGATGCTTGATTTAACATATTATAAACGGCTGATCACGAGCGAGTATCGCCGCAGCGCTAACTTTACGGCTATGGTGGAGAGATTGCTCAGCTACGGCCTTGATTTGGACAGCAGCGCTAGCGATATGATTACGGCATTCGAGGTTGACTACGCTACGACGGCACAGCTCGACATTCTCGGCGCTATTGTCGGAGTAAGCAGGCAGCTCAGCTTTGAGCCGTCCGCTGCTGCTACAGGCGACATTGTTTGCCCGGCTCCGACAGAAATTGCCAGCGGCACGGAGTATCCGATAATCAACACGCCAGAGCCGCAGAACATGGCAAGCGTCAGCTTTATTTCCGGCTTTCCTCCGGGTGAGATGAATGACAGCAATAGCATGATGGACGATGATTTGTTCCGTCTGCTAATCAAAGCGCGTATCATCCAAAATGCGTGGAAGGGCACTATAACAGAACTGTATGAGCTGTGGGAATCGGTTATGGGTAAAGATAAGCATTTATCTATCGAAGATTTGCAGGACATGTCATTTAACATCGTCCTGCAGGGCGATTATACTGCGCTGGAGCGCGAGCTGATTATCCACGCATATATCATTCCGAAGCCGGAGGGCGTACGCATCAACGTGCTGACATTCGTATCGACGGACGGCCTGCCACTGTTCTCCTATGATTACAACACTATGCGTTACAGTGGTTACAATAGCCATTGGGCTGTAGAAGGGAGCGAGCTAATAAATGGCGAGAAGTAATTTTAAGGTTTTTGCTGAGGCCGTGGACAGCAGCAAGGTTGTATCCGATGCTGAGTACGCTGTCAACACTCAGCGCATCGGCGGCGTTGTTCCGGGGCTGGCGGCGGCTGACCTGCACAACAAGCTGTATAAACAGGCTACGATTATGGCTGCCGCTATGGCGCAGGTCCTTGTCGAGCAGGGGCAGGATGCTTTGGACAGCGATTACGCAGGCCTTGTGGCATCAATCAAAAAAACATTCCTGCTGTCGCTTAACGGCGAGAAACCGGATGCTAAAGGCAATCTGCAGAAAAATTTTGTATATAGTGTTGAGGGGAAAAAACCGGATAGCAGCGGCAATGTGTCTTTGAATATTGATTATCTCAACGCGATGAGCTTTGTCGGCTCTGTGGTAATCACCCGAGATAACATCAATCCCGGCACAAGACTTGGCGGCACGTGGCAGCTTCTGCAGAGCGGCCGCTATGTCCGTACTGCCGGTGCAGGTTATCCCGGCGGAACGATGGGCGGCAGTGATGGCTTTACACTGGGTGTAAATAATATGCCTGCACATAGCCATGAAGCTATAATTTATGGTGCTGGTAATCATAAGCATGATATTTATGTCAGCAATTGGCAAACACACGGCGGCAGTGGTGGTGCAGGATATCAAGCTCATGAGCGCCGCTGGGGCGCAACTGAAGAGGCTGGAAATCACTCGCATCAAATAACCATCAAATCTACCGGCAACGGAGAAAAGGTAACCTTCGAGCCGTCTTATCTGTGTTTATATTTTTGGGTGCGTACTGCGTGAGGTGAAGTAAATAATGAGTAATGCAAGAATACAGTTTAGCACAGCGTCCGAGGAAAAATGGCTGCAGGTGAATCCTGTGTTGCGTGAGGGCGAGCTGGTCATCGCACGCAAGGCGAACGGCAAGCGCAAGCTCGTGGTCGGCAAGCCCGGCGGTTCCTCGTACGCAAACTCCGAGGTGGTATGGGATGCTGAGCAGGCTGAAACATATATGAATACCACCAAGGATTTAAGCGAGAATGTTAACGTCTTTGTGCCGCACATTGATTCTAGCGGCATTTTGACTTGGACGAACAAAGCCGGCCTTGATAACCCGAGCCCGATAACCATTAAAGGCATCAAAGGTGACCCCGGCGAAAAGGGCGAGCCAGGGCAACGTGGCGAACAGGGCGCACAAGGCATCCAAGGACCGCGTGGCATCCAAGGTGAACAGGGCGAGCGAGGAGTACAAGGTTTGCAAGGTCCAGCAGGTAATGCAGCTACAATTACCATAGGCAACGTTACGACAAGTGCTCCCGGCACATCGGCTAGTGTCACCAATCGCGGCACATCGTCTGCTGCCGTGCTTGATTTTGTGTTGCCTAAAGGCAAGGATGGTGCTGATGGTGGTGTAACGGTTGATGAAGAACTATCAAGCACAAGCACTAACCCGGTTCAAAACAAGGTTATCTATAATGCATTGTTGAATAAAGTCGGGACTGATATTTTCTCTGGTTTCGCTTTAATGGGTGCAACCTCTACAATAGCATGGCGACAAGGCTCGCAGGCTATAGGTTCAATTAATGCTACAAATTATTCTGGTACGGCTAGGGCGGCAACTTGTGATGGTGAAAGCAATGTAATTACTGAAACTTATACTAAGAAGGCTGATTTTGATAAGACTATTGGTGAATTACAGGTAGCTTTCCAAGAAAAGGTTGATAGAAGTGACTTAGCAGATGTTGCGACTAGTGGGCAATATAATGATTTGAAGAATACACCTACTTACGTTGTGCAGTCCGTAAACAACGTAAAACCCGACAACAATGGCAATGTAACCATTACTGTTAGTGGTGGATCAAACGTCACTGTAGATACTACTTTGTCCGCTACATCTACTAATGCTATTGCCAATAAAGCTGTTTACAATGCTTTAAGTGGTAAGTTGGACAAAACAGGCACAGCAGAGTATGCGAATAAGGATGGCGCAGGTAATACAATCACTACCACCTATGTAAAGTCTGTGAACAACACTACACCCGATGCAAGTGGTAATGTTACTATTACTGTTGAAGGTGGCGGTGGTGGTGTGAGCACGTCCACTGAAAATACTTGGACAGCTCAGCAAAACTTCCAAAAAATGAAATTTAATTTTGAAAGTTATAATGCACCTCGTATTAGTGGTGCTACTGATAACCCGGCTGCGTCGGTGGCAGTATATAATGTGCAAGGCAATTTCACACTAGATATGTCAGTATTAGCAGGTCTGTTAAACAATGGTGACGCTACATTATTTACTGCCTATATTACTGCTAATGGTGCATACACCCTGAGCATCACTAATGCAGGTACTCTAAAATATGTAGGTAATGCGTCCGATTTAGCTATCACAGTTAATGGGTTACTATTAAATATACTGCTAATCAAAAGTAGAAGCGGTGATTTGTCAAGTGCTGTACAGGCAAGTGCATTGTCGTGAGGTGACGAAATGGGACTTAACAGATTGATGTTATCAAAGAAAACTACTGCTGGTGGAGGAACTGCTGGAGATAATGTTTTTATTATGACTATGGGACAGCAAGGTGGTCAATATGGATACAGTCGCAACAATGGCAATTATGGCGAGGTTACAGGCAACGTCGAACATGACGGCAGAGCCGTTACTCTTGTTATACTGAGTTATTATGGTGGATGGCTTGACGTTGCCTTTAAGGAAGAGGGTGTGACGGGGGGCAGCCGTAACATTAGCCTTAACATCACACCGCTTGAAACAGGTGTTACTCAATCACTTGCTGTTGGTAAAATATCGTGGCAAGGTACTGCAACAGGCTTTTATACCTATGTGCAACGTGTACCGTCAAATATATCAAGCATGTTTACCTCCGCTAATGTTGGCAAAAAATTTAAGGTCGAAATTATCTTTAACTAAGCAAGGAGCAAATAATGAAAACGTATACATATAAAACAAAGCGCTATGACAACTTTTATGATTTGTCCGAGGCATTAGGCGCAGACGGTGTCTTTATCCCACGCACAATATCTGATACTGATCTGGAGCAGATGGGAGTTGTTGTGGCGGAAGAGGAAGAGCCGATTGAAAATATCCGCGCCCGCAAAATCATGGAACTGAAGCGCCAGCGTGATACGGCAGAGGTAGAGCCTATTGCTTATAATGGACACCTCTACGACTACGACAGTAAAGCCCGCGACAGAATCAGTGCAGCTATTATTGCGTTGGAACTGCAAGGTGAGGGAGCTACAATAGAGTGGACCACAGCAGATAATGAGGATGCGGTGGTAACGGCTCAGAACCTGCGTGCTATCGTGGCTGCCGTTGCTGTGCGCAGTAATGCGCTGCATATCAAGTATCGCAGCCTGAAGGCGCAGGTGCAGGCGTGCTCCAGCGCTGGGGACGTTGAAGCCATAAAATGGTAAATGAGGTGATATTGTGATTTGCTTAGATTTCGCGGTGAGCGGTCTTATGCTCAAGAAAAAGCAGTACACGTACCTTGTAGCGGGCACAAAGAACTGCATCAGCATCAAGGTAAAACTTGACCGGCATTGGCAGGACTTAGAAGTTTTTGCTGTATGCTATAGGGACAACAAAGAATATCCCTATGCCATCACCAACGGAGAATGCCTTATCGCAGACATGGCAGTCATTAGCACGTCTGGTGAATTTAAGCTTAAGTTGTTAGGCTCTACCGCTGACGGCAACGTGGTTATGACCACCAACGTTGTCACCGTGTATATCAATGACAACAAATTTAGCGGCGCTGAAGGTGGCGAGCTGGAGTATCCGACCAGTGATTACCTTTCTGAGGTGCTGGCAGGCAGTAAGCAGGCAGCGGAACAGGCTAAGCATTCAGCCGATGCTGCTGGAGAGTCAGCAAAACAGGCTAATCTGTCAGCAGAGCAGGTCAGCCGTGATGTTGAGCTGGCAGGCGAGTATGTAAATCAGATTGAGGGCGATGCAACGCAGGTAGGCAAGCTGGCACAGCAGGTCACAGAGCTGGCGGATCAGGCTAACCGTGATGCAGCGCAGGTGGCGTCTGACAAAAAATCTGTTACTGAGTTGACAGGTCGGGCGGTCAAGGCTGCGTGCAATGCTCAAACTTACATGGAGCAGGCAGGGCAAATCAAGACTGACACGCAGACAATGCTCGACAATGCATCACAGGCCATGGCTGATGTTATCACTAAGGCAAAAGCCGATATTAATGCACAGGGTACGGAGATTATCACACAGGCAACGGCACAGGCTGATAGGGCGCAGGGAGCGGCTGACGGCATCAGAGATACGGCTGATGTATTGCAGGCGGATAATGAGCACCTTAAAGCTGAGCTAAAACAGGCTAACAGACGTATCAGCGTGTTATATGACTTGGGCAAGGGTATTACACATCGCTATGAGACTGATAATGATACTGCGTACTCCAAGGAGATTCCCAGCGGTGCAAAAGTCATGGACGTCAAGCTGATAGGCGGTAAAAGTGTTGTAGGGAATCAGATGATAAAGCATAATGCCGATTATATTTTAACTAATAGTCATGGTGTTAGTGTTGAACAAAATGGAGACAACATGACAGTTACTTTTAGTGATACCAATGCTAGATTTATGCTTGCAGTTGTCCATCCAGAAGCAGGACATAAATATTATCAATCAATAACATTAACCATGCTTGCTGGGAAAAGATGTGGCTGGCAGAATTTTTTGGGTATCGCAATTTTGGAAAAAACAACTGTGCTTAACACACCAATTAATCTTGATGCTATCGCAGTAGCGAATAATACAGACGATAGGGCATACATACAGCTCATGGGTTATTCAGCCGATGATGGCACATTGTCAAAACTTGTAACTAACTATAAAACTGCAAGGTTAGTCGACCTGACACAAATGTTTGGCGCAGGTAACGAGCCAACGCTTGAGCAATGCCGTGAGATTTTTGCGAGCGAGAGCTACCCATACAACGCAGGTACGCTGACATCTGCTGACGTTACCGCTGTGCAGGTAGGTGATAAGGTTATACCATTGCCTAACAACATCTCCCTAAAATCAGCAGGCAGCGTATATGATAGCTTAGAGTTTTACGAGCAGGACGGCAAGTATTACCAAAAGCATACACAGAGGGTAGGCGTGGTAGATTTGGGGACGCTGATGTGGGTTGCGAATGGTAAAGTTGGCACAAACACACAATATCTAACGCGTGATATTACCGACAGGGCGTGGACGCAAAACGGAATATGCGATGAATTCCCGGTAGTCGCTGATTATAAAGAAGTAAATTGCATAGTGTTTCGTAATTATGAGGTTGGCATAGTGCTCCTTAGCAATATTACTTCGACGACTGATTTTATTGCATCACTGCAAGGCGTCCTGCTGTATTACGAGCTTGCGACGCCAATCGTCACAGTCACAGAGGTAGACAATCGCTTTGATGCCGTCGACTGCAAGGCTGGCGACAAAATCACGTTTGTTGGCAACAGTGACTACCATTTGCCCATACCAAACGAAGAAGAATATCTTATCGCATTAAACGAGGTGACAGCATGAGCAGACAAACAATGGCAAAAAAATTAAACCTAACGCCTGCTGATTTTGGCGTTGAGGATTTGCAGGCTAAATATACACGCCTTGTGCAGGATTACATGGACAAGGCTGTACAGGCAAGAGGTTATGATGATGTGTTTACCTGCGTTAGTTATGTAGATAGCACTGACGAGATTTTTAAGCGTGAGGCAACCATCGCCCTTGCATGGCGTGATAAGGTGTGGCGTATGTGCTATGACGTGTTGGCAGATGTCAACGCTGGCAGACGTGCCGTACCGTCGGAGTCGGAGCTGCTGGCGATGCTGCCTAAATTGGAGTGGTGATATTTAAGGAGGTTTTAAAATGGATTTTTTAGCTTTACGCTATGCCGTATACAATACGGCACACACTTTAACTCATGGCTTTACCTACAAATCGGTGATTGGCGCTATTTTGGCGGTTCTGCTGCACAAGCATGCGGTGTTGTTTATGGTTTTTACAGCATTGGTATTTTTGGACTGCTTCACCCGCTGGATGTCTTTGAGCTACAAACGCCTGCAGGGCATGGGGCAGACTCCGTCCGTGACGCAGATTATCGGAGGCATCGAAGCAGCGCGCGCCGAAGGATTGATTTCCTCGGAAGTCATGAAGCATCGTTTTGTCGGGAAGGTCATCGTGTATATCCTCTGCGTGCTTGCCGCTGTACTGGTAGATTTGGCCATGATCACGCTGCAGCAGCCTGTGTGGGCTGTCCCTCTGGTGGCAGGTTATCTGGTCATCACAGAGCTGCTGTCTATTTGCGAGAACCTCAACGACGCTGGTATTGAGGCAGTGCAAGGTCTTGTTAATGTTATTAGAAAGAGAAGAGGTTGATTGTTATGGCTATGTTATCTGCTCATTTTTCTGAGTCCGAATTTGCTTGCAAGCATTGCGGCGAGCTGCCTGCTTATGGCATTAGCTCTGCATTGCTGACTGGTCTGGAACGCTTGCGTGCACGCTTAGGTCGTCCCATAAACATCACCAGCGGCTATCGTTGCCCGGTACACAATGCCAATGTAGGCGGTGTGTCTAACTCTCAGCATGTCGCTGGTACTGCTGCAGATATCTATGTTGAGGGCGTATCTACACGCGAGCTGGCCCGCATCTGTAAGCAGATTTTTGACGGCGTCGGCACTTATGTGGCCGACGGCTTTGTGCACGTAGACATGCGTGCTGGCGGCTCTGTGCCAGGCTATTATCTGTGGGAGGGCTAAGATGTGCTTAAAACAATTTTGCGCAATTACTGCAGCTACATTGTGCTTGCTGTGGCCTGCCTCTGCCTCGGAGGCATCATCGGCTACAACCTACACAACCTATACGATGACGGCGGCGGAAATGTCAGCACTCGACAGCAGGTTGAGTCTGCTGCTGCAGCAAACCAAAGTCACCAGGCAAGCGCTGGCAGAATCACAAGCAGCGCTGAACGAGTCGAGAGCAGAATTGAGCAAGCTCAAGACGGAATCAATAAAGCTGCAGATAGAGCTGCAAGCTCAGAGCAGCTTATTGGAGAGTGCCAACAAATCCTTGCAGGCATCCGCCAAAGAGGAAGCTCGTACCCGCCGCAGAATTAAAGCACAACGCAATACCGCTATCGTTGCGGCCGTTGGTCTGCTTGCCTATGCTATCAATAAATGATGATTGATTGGGAGGAAGTGATATCTTAGGAGGTCTTGTGTATGGATGTCACTCGTAAGCGAGCGCGTGCGTGGCTGCGTATGTGCTCACGAATCGAACTTGACCGTGCCATGGAAGAAGCACGGCTTACGGAGCAGCAGCGGGAAGTCATCGAGTTAATGTTTACCCGAGGCTTGTCCGTGGTTGCTATCAAATTACGCTGTAATATGGACGAGAGTACAGTAAAACGTATCCTTGCCCGCTCTTACGACAAAATCTACAATGTCATCATGTAAACTGCGCCCCAGTGATCCTGGGGTGCTTTTTTAATGCCCTTTTATTGCGCTTTTGCACATCGCTTTTACCTATACAATGTAGACAGAAATGAGGTGAGCTTATGAATTTTGCAAATATGCCAAATCAACCGAACCTGCCGCCTATGCCGCAGCTCTTTGGTCAGCCAGCACAGCAGATGGCTCCAGCTGGTGAGATTGTATGGGTGCAGAGTGTCGACCAGCTCAATGCTTTAACTCTCCCACCTAATGCGTCAAGAATCTACATGAACTCTGCTGATGCGGAGTTTTATATAGTAACTACGGACAAAATCGGCATGAAATCTGTGGCAACGTATACGTTTGTGGAGAAGCCTAAGCCGCAGCCTGTAGAGTACGTTACCAAGGCGGAGTTTGCAGAGCTTATCGCTCTGCTGAAAGGAGTGCAGAATGAATCCAATTTACCAAAGGCAGAATCAGCAGCAGCGTCAACCTCAGGCGGGCGACCTGCAGGTCATCAAGCAAAATCTCAATGATAAAATGCTGCAACAATTTATTGCCCAAGCTAAGCAGCAGGGAATCTCAGAAAACGATATCAATGCTGGCTTGCGAATGCTCGGGTACAAGTAGGCATCACGCGCGATGTGCATTATTATAATAAGGAGGGATATCTTATGGATATCGGCGAAGCAATGGCGTTGACCAATAGCAACAATAATTGGATGAATAATCCGTTTATGTATCTTATCTGGCTAGCGTTTTTTGGCGGCGACGGTTTTGGCTTTGGCCGTCGTGGTAATACTTTAACTCAGGCAGAATTACAGGAAGGTTTTAACAATCAGAATGTAATGCGTAGTTTGGAAGGTATTAAAAACGGTGTTTGTGATGGTTTTTACGCTATGAACACAAATGCTCTGCAAGGTCAAAATCAGCTGCAACGTGATATGTGTCGAGGCTTTGATGCAGTCACTGCTGGTGTTACTAATACTGGCTATCAGTTGAGCAACCAAATCACGGAGAACCGTTTTGCGGCTCAGCAATGCTGCTGCGAGACGAATCGCAATATTGACAGCGTTAAAGCCGAGAATTATAAAAATACTTGCGAAATCACCACTGCTATCCACAGCGAAGGTGAAGCTACTCGTGCTCTGATTACTGCTAACGTAATCCAAGAGCTGCGCGATAAGATTGCGGATAAAGACCGCGACCTGCAGGCTCAACGCTATCAGAATAGCCAGCTGGTACAAAACGGCACTATCATCGAGGCAGTGCGTCAGCTGTTAGGTCAGCGTGGTTGCGCTGGCTGCCAATATCTGACTGCTGCTTGATTGGCGGTGATAGGTAATGGCTTATCTGAATACTTATAATCTTGCTAGTCAAGCTCTGGAGGTTGGCAATGTTATTGCACTGGGGGCTAACGACGTGCAGTTTAGTGGCTGCTGCAATGGTTTGAACCATGCAGCGGGCACTGGCATTATCAACGTCAAAGCTCCGGGTGTGTACGAGATCAACGCTACGGTGACTGTTACTGCTACGGCAGCTGGTGCTATCGGCATACAGCTCTATAATGGTGCTGATGCTGTACCGGGTGCTGCTGCCAGTCAAACTGCTGCTGCCGCTGGTGTGGTGACGCTACCCATCAGCAAACTGATCCGCGTGCGTCCATCCTGCGCTGCTGTCGGTAATGCGGCAAATCTCAGCCTGCAGCTGACAGGTGGTGCCGGAACGGTTACCAGCGTCAATGTAGCAATACATCAAATCGCTTGATTTTATGCGGTATAGTCTTTAATGGCTATACCG